CAAGTAGAGGCTGTCCAAAAGATGGTCGATACCAAGAGAATCTTGGTTGCTTATGAAATGGGATTAGGAAAAACTCCTATGACCATTGCTGCTGTGGAGCAGCTTAAAGACTCTGGTGAGGTAAAGGGCATTACCCTTGTCCTTTGCCTTGCAAGTCTTAAATACCAATGGCAAAAAGAAATTGCCAAGTTTAGTGACTCAACATCTATAGTGATAGACGGAACGCCTAAAGTTAGGCATCTCCTTTACGAGGATGCGGATAAGTACGACTACATCATTATGAACTACGAGCAAGTAGTCAATGACTGGGAGATACTGAAGACAAAGAAGTTTGGGGCAGTTGTTTGCGATGAGGCAACCGCCATTAAAGGTTTCCGAGCTAAACGTGCTAAAAAAGTAAAAGAGCTGTCTAAAAACATTCCAGTAAGATTCGCTCTAACTGGAACTCCCATAGAAAACGGGCGACCAGAAGAAGTTTTTTCTATCATGCAGTTTGTTGACTCAAAAGTGCTGGGAAGATTTGATTTATTCGATAAGACTTTTATAGTCCGCAATCACTTTGGTGGAGTACAGCGTTATAGAAATCTTCCAACACTCCACAAGATACTTATGGACTACAGCGTTAGAAAAGCGCAGCACGATGAAGACGTTAAGCCTTATCTTCCAGAAGCAATTTACAGAGAGCCTATTCTAGTTAAATTAGACAAAGCTACTCAAACACTTTATAACCATATAGCCAGAGACTTACAAGACGTATTGGTTCAAGCTAGTGAGAGCTTTGGGTCCTCATTTAGTTTGTCCGCACATTATGGTCAGTCATACCAAGCTGGCGACCCAGCTAACGAACTACGTGGAGAAGTCATGTCCAGAATCGGAGCTATGAGAATGCTCTGTTCTAGTCCGCAAGTTCTGATGGCTAGTTACACCAACTTTGATAAGCACACAGGAAAAGGAAGTGCATACGTGCACTCTCTAGGAACACTACTAAACAGTGTTTCTAAAACTCCAAAATTAGATACAGCCATTTCGTATTTACAAGACCACTTAGACATAGACGAAACTTATAAAGCCGTAGTGTTTGCATCCTATCTAGACTCTGTATCTGAAATTGTAGATAGACTAAATGCTAAAGGCTATGGAGCTGTCGCTTATACAGGAGAGATGAATGCAGTTAAAAAAGAAGACGCTAAAGTTAAATTTCAAACTAGGGCTCATATTCGTGTTCTGGTCAGCTCTGATGCTGGTGGCTATGGCGTGGATTTACCCCAAGCAAATCTTCTACTCAATTACGACCAACCGTGGTCTGCTGGATTAGCAGTACAAAGAAACGGAAGAATTAACCGCACTTCTTCGGAATGGCCATCGATAACTATACAAGACATTTTAGTTAACAACTCTATTGAGCAACGCCAGTACGACATGTTAAAACAAAAAGGAAACGTAGCAGGAGCTATTTTAGATGGAACAGGAATTAACTCCCAAGGGGGGGTTGACCTAACGGTAGGTTCTCTGCTAAACTTTCTAACACAGCAAATCTTTTAGGAAGGCAACATGGCTAACGTAGTTCCAGAAGAGGGCCGATTCGCAGACCCTGACGACCTTACCTCACAAATTCGTGAGTACGCAAAAGTAAAAGCTACTATGGAACTTCTAAAGACTCGGTCTGAAGAACTTAGAGAAAAACTATTTGCGGTATTAGACCAAGATGGTTACGAGGATAACAACGGCAACATTCAGTTTGACCTTCCTGAAAACATAGAAGGAATTGCCAGACTCGAAAAACAACGCCGTACTACTCGTAAACTAAACGCTCCAAAAGCCGAGATGATTATTGAGGAGCTAGGTCTTGAAGATGAAGTGTACGAAATGAAACGTACTTTGAATGAAGATGCTTTGATGGCTGCTTTTTATGAAGAAAAAATCTCAGAAGAGCAACTTGACGACATGTTCCCAGTGAGTGTAGTATGGGCTTTAAGGACAGTGAAAGCTAAGTAATGCCTGGTCTACGCAGCGAAGAAGAAATCCTTAAGTCCTTTGAGGGTCTCGACCGCGTACCTGGTTCAAAACAGAAACGACGCGAAACCAGTGAAGTAGCGGATAAGCGTCGTTCAAAAGCTTTGGGTGAAACTAATGGTTGGGATGCAAATCCAATCATAAAGACACTCAAGGGAGTGGAGACAGAAGTGTTCACAATCAGTGCGCTAGCTTTGGCACTTGAAAAGGAAATTGTCACCATTCGCCTATGGGAGAAAAAAGGGTACATCCCTATTGCCCCATATCGTTTACGTTCTAAAGTGCTCAACGGTACTAAGGTCAACGGTAATCGTGTTTACACACGAGAGCTGATTGAGATTATTATTGAGGAGTTTGAAAGGCGTGGACTTTTAGGCTCTGCTCGTGTAGAGTGGAATAAGCACCAAAACCTTACAGAGACTTTAGTTAGTCGCTGGAAGGCTGCACTAGAAAACTGATAGTCGAAAGACATCCAATCCAATGATGCCTTAGGGCCTCCAACCGAAAGAAGAAATACCGATTATGGTTAATCAACCCGCAGTAGACGCTGACAGCTATTTTGTAGAAGACAGCGTAGAAGCAACACCAAAGCACGGCACCACTGTTCAGGCAGGCTGGGGCAGCGCAGACAAGTACCTAAAGCCAAAAGAGAAGGGTGCTGGCTACGCCAACAACTTCAAGTTCTCTGAACAGCCTGTACTAGTCCGCTTCCTAGACGATGCACCGTTCCACATTTATGAGGAACACTGGATTGACCGCAATGAGGGCAAGCGTTCGTTTGTTTGCCTAGAAGCCGAATGCCCGCTATGTACTATAGCTGGAGACAAGGCTCGTGCTCGTTTCTCATTCAACGTTATGGTTGTGAGTGACGAGGACCAGAGCGTTCAGATTATGACAGTACCACCAACATTCGCCCGTATCCTTCGTGCAAAGAGTGAAGACCCACGTCTTGGCCCATTGACGAAGCACTACTGGGCAATTTCACGAATTGGCATTGGCCGTGACACACAGTACTCGATTGACCGAGTACGCGCCACAGACCTTGCTGACGAATGGGAGTTGGATGCGGACACGATTGACGAGACTGTTTCTAAAGCAGTCCGTTATGACAAGTCAGTAGTTTACGTTAGCCCCCGCGAAGAACTACTAACTCTAGCCCGCACCCTAGTTTCTTAACAACTCTCATCCAGAAAGAGACTGGCTCCCTACCCCCTCAGGTGAGCCAGTCTCTTTCGCCAACTTTACGGGGTATTATGAACATCATTACAACTAAAGAGCAGCTAGACGAGTTCGTCGCTGCTTACTCAGAAGTTTCTGCTTTTGCTTGGGACGTCGAAACAATTGGCGACGACCGTATTTATCCAGTCATAAACGATGTCTGCTGGATTTCTTTTTCTACAGACGGACGCACAGACGTCATTCCTATGGGCCACCCTAACGGTGAGCTAACTGGACACGAAAAGCCCCTAATGCTTGCAGGGCAACGTCGCCTAGAACAGGGTAAGCCTCTACTAGAGTCTCACTATTCAAAAGATGCACGTAAATGGATTGCTCAATTTGATGAGGCTCCAGTACAGCTCACGCCACGAGAAGTCTTTGACGCCATTAAACCCATCATGTTTGGGACAGCACTGAAGATTGCTCACAATGCTAAGTTCGACCTTAAATCAGTAGCAAAGTATTATAAAGGAGTAGTTCCTTCTAAGCCTTACTTTGATACAATGATGGCTGCGTTTATAGTTAACAACCTAAATAAGTTTGAGTTAGGTCTAGCAGCATGTGTTCGGCGCGAGCTAGACATTGAGGTTGAGAAGGGTGTTGGAGAAAACGTCGCTCTTCACGCTTTCTCAGAAGTCGCAAAGTACTCAGGTATTGATGCCGAAGTAACCTGGAAACTTTACAAGGCGTTAGCCCCAAAGATTACTGGGAACCTAACAAAGGTATGGCGTCTTGAGATGGACGTGCTTGCTGCCCTTTGCGACATGGAGCTGACAGGAGCCTACCTAGACCAAGGAGCCCTTAAGACTCTTGCTGAAGAAGTAGAGAAGGGCAAACAAGCTGCTGAGGCTAAGTGCTACAGAATAGCTGGAAGAGCCTTCCCAATCAACTCTGTACCTGAAAAACAGAGGATTCTGTTTACTTCTCAAGAACCAGACAAGGCTCCAAGAATTATCCCTAACCCTAAGTTTAAAGCGGCACTAACTCCTAAGGGCCATGACGCAGTAAAGGCTGGTGAGCCTCTCAGAGAGATTCACTACTCATGTTCAGCGGAAGCCTTGGAGTTCTACCGAGGAAAAGACGACCTAGTAGACGCTCTACTGGAGTACCAAGACCTCAACAAGCTAATGACTACTTATGTAACACCGTATACAGGTGGAGAAGTAAAGCGTGTCACTAATGGTAAAGAGAAGATTACTCAGCGTAAGAGCCTCCTAATCAATGGTCGTGTACACACTAACTTCAAAGCTCACGGTGCTGAGACTGGTAGATTCTCCTCCACAGAACCTAACCTACAGAATATCCCTTCGTCAGGTGAGTACGGCAAACTAGTGCGTAATCTATTCGTGGCTCCTCCAGGACACAAGCTTGTTGTAGCTGACTACTCTCAGATTGAACCTAGAGTTATCGCAGCGTTCTCTGGTGACCCTGTTCTTAAGGAGAACTACCTTAATGGTGGAGACGTGTACACTACCATCGGTGACACTATGGGTGTAGACCGCAAAGCTGGAAAGGTACTCGTACTTGCTATCTCATACGGTGTTGGCCCAGATAAGATTGCTTCTTCCATCGGGTGTACTTTGAAAGAAGCAAAAGACTTGCTTAATCGTTTTGAGGAGAAGTTCTCTTCTATCGAGAAGTACAAGGGCAAAGTAATCCGAATGGCAAAAGAAGCAGGTAACACTCCTTTTGTGGAGACGATGTTCGGTCGTCGCCGTTACATTCCTGAGTTAAAGTCCACGCAGTTCTCTCAGCTAGGTCGAGCAGAACGGCAAGCCTTCAACACAATGATTCAGGGCTCTGCGGCAGACCTTATGAAACTAGCCCTGGTACGTGCTCACTCTTGTTTTCTTACGGAACCTAATGTTAATGTTATCCTGACGGTTCACGATGAACTTGTGACTGTAACTCCTACAGAAATGGCGGATGAAGTTGCAGAAGCTATTAGAGAATCTATGGAAGGAATTAAGGTAAAAGAATTGAACATCCCGTTGATTGCTGACATACACATTGTAGATAAGTGGGGAGAAGCTAAGTAATGTTTAAGAAAAAGAAAAAGAACAATTTATCAGTTTCAGAAATGACTACTCGTCTTCGTGGGTTTATTTTAGATTCTCAGATTATGAACGGTCACGAACTCAGTGTAATTCTTGGCTGTAGCGTAATAAGCCCTGAGTTGCAAGAAAGAGAAGAAGAAGAAAGCGATAAAAGAATAGAGTGCATCGATTACTTAGTGCCTCTCCTTTATGCGTACTCTCATACATTGGCTGAAGGAGCGGTAGAGTTTCAGCGGAGCAATCTACCAAAAAATCTAAAAGACATTCCAGATGACATTTGGTGGGAAAGCCGCAAAATGATGGAGCAGGTTTCTTTGTCTGTTCTATTGGGTGCGGTCTCTCAACTAGTAGACATGGGCTTATTAGAAGTCCCCAAGAGAAATAAGAGGTAAGAAAGTGAACAATGCAGATTGGTGGGCAAACAAACTTGCTCAAACGCAGCCCCAAGCTCCAGTAGGTAGGTCAGCAGACCTTCCCTCAATGCCACCAAGCCAGCAACCTATGCAGGTGATGCCCACGTTTCAGCCACAGCAGGCGGTTAGCAAGGCGCAGAGTCTTAACCAAACTAGTTCGTGTCCTGAGTGCGGGTCAGGCAACTACATGGCTCCTACGCCGCAGATTGCGCTACGGTGCTACGACTGCGGCTACCCCGTTGCTCAGTCGGGTAGTCGATACGGCTCCCTCACAGGAGCTAAAGTAGACGGTCCAGCTAAGTCAGCTGTGGGTAATAACCCTGCCAATAACTGGAATCCAATTACCTCAGCAAACCAAGCAATAGGAAGGTTATAAAAATGGCAATTAATGCCGAAGCAAAAAAGATTATGGCGCAGATTAACAAGCGCTTTGGAGACAACGTTGTAGTAGTTGGTGCAGATGTTCGTTCTGACCTAATTAAACGCATCACTACAGGCTCTACTACCTTCGATTATGTTCTTGGTGGAGGGTTTCCGTCTAATCAATGGAACGAACTAATCGGAGAAGCATCCCACGGAAAGACAGCTATTGCGTTAAAGACGATTGCTGCAAACCAAGCAGCTGACCCTGAGCACACCACCGTTTGGGTAGCTGCAGAGCAGTGGGTACCAGAGTATGCAGAAATGTGTGGAGTCGATACTAGTAGAGTAATAGTTGTAGAAACTAACATTATGGAGGAAGCGTATGACACAGTTTTGGCTTTTGCTGAATCAAAGTCAGTCGATGCTATCGTTATTGACTCTCTTCCTGCCCTAGTTCCAGGCCCTGAGAACGAAAAGAACATGGACGAAATGACCGTTGGTCGTGGAGCCCTTCTAACCAATAAGTTCTTCCGTAAAGCTGGAGCAGCCATGAAGCGTTCTCTTACAGAATCAGAGCGCCCAATCCTAGGCATTGTAATCAATCAGTACCGTATGAAGATTGGTGTAATGCACGGAGACCCACGTACTACCCCAGGTGGAGAAGGTAAGAACTATGCGTTCTTTACTCGTTCAGAAGTTCGTCGTGACGAATGGATTGAAGCAGGCACAGGAGTAAACAAAAGCCGTGTAGGTCAACGCATTAAAATCCGTGTGTTGAAGAACAAGACTGCTCCACCACAACGTGTGGCTTATGTAGACTTCTACTTCTCTCCATTCAGCATCTATGAGGCTGGAGATTACGACACAGCTAAAGAGCTATCCGCCATGGTCATCGTAAAGCAGATTGTAGACCGACGTGGTGGCTGGATTTACTACGGAGAAAGAAAGTGGCAAGGCCAAGAGGCTCTTGTGAATTCCCTACGAGAAGAGGTAGACTTCTTTCAAGAGCTTCGCACGAAGGTCCTTACTACTCCCGACACTTTTATAGGAGCACAAACCGATGAGTAAAATGAACGAGCAGTCAATTGACTTTGAGTCTTACGAAGCATTTGTAGAGGACGAGAAGAACACCCTACGTAAAGAAGGGGCTGAAGAGATGCGTATTGAAATCACGCGAGAACTTAAGAACCAACTGCGTAAAGCGGTAACCTCACAAGAAAAGTTTGGCTTGCAAGTAGCCCTAGTGGTAGTAGCACAGGCAACTATCTAATGAAGTCTGAAGGCCAAAAGGAATCCCAGAAGCATGAGAAGCGAATTGCTAAAGCCATTGGAGGGCAAACCACGGCAGCTTCTGGGGCCTTTTGGTCACGCAAAGGAGATGTACGAAGCGAAGGGCTCTTGGTCGAGCATAAATGGACGGGTAAAAAGTCTAAGACCATTTCGTCTGCTGAACTTCAAAAGATAACTAACGAAGCCATTATGGATGGTCGTCTTCCAGTTTTCGGTATCCACTTAGATGGAGAAGACTACGTCATTCTAATGGAGACAGACTTTTTAGAAATGTGGAACAAGTTAAATGGCAAGTGATTACGAATGGTATGACCGTGCTGCTTGCAAAGGCGTAGACACAGAAATCTTTTATCCACCAAGAGACAAAACTAAATACAAGATAATTGCTGCTCAAGCCAAGTCCTATTGTTTAGGGCCTAGTGGCAAGACCCCTTGCCCAGTGCGGCAAGAGTGTTTATTCGATGCAGTTAAGAACGACGAACAGCACGGAATCTGGGGAGGCATGAGCCATCGTGAGCGCAACGCGCTAGTGCGAAAATGGCAAAGGCAATTTAAAGGTAAAATGACTTTGAAAGAGTACATCTTTCAATTAGATAAGAAGAGGGAAAATAATGGCGACACCAAAGACAGAACTATGGAAGTTCCTAGACGCTAAGTCTAAGCCTACTGAACTTTTAGGTGACCTTGAACGTCACCTTATGGCTAAACCCGCAGGAGACCGAAGCACTACTGTACTGCACCCCTCAGAGATGATAAAGAAGGATTGGTGTCACAGAGGGGCTTACTTCCTTATGAGTGGGCACAAAAAGATTTCTGAAAATCCTCCACTACGTTTGCAGAACATTTTCGATGAAGGCCATTACATCCATGCTAAATGGCAGCGCTGGTTTCAAGAAATGGGAATCATTCACGGTAAGTTCAAGTGCGAGGTTTGTAACCACGTTACTTGGGGAACTTCACCCCAAGAGTGTTCCACTTGTCAGGCACCTTGGCAGAAGCTTGTTTACGACGAGGTAACTCTTATCGATAAAGACTTGCGTATTGCAGGGCATACTGACGGTTGGATAAAGAAAGCCAACGGAGATGAAATGCTGATTGAAATTAAATCAATTGGCCCAGGAACTATCCGTTCAGAAGCACCTAGTTTAATGGCAGATGCTGATGGAGACTTTATGAAAGCTTGGGGTAATGTTAAGCGACCATTTGGCCCTCACATTTTGCAAGGCCAAATGTACCTAGAGCTAATGACTCGTATGGGAAACCCTATTGAGAAGATTGTGTTTCTATACGAACTAAAAGCAGACCAATCGTACAAAGAGTTCACCGTAAAAAGAGACTACGAACTAGTGCGCCATGTATTCGATAAAGCTCAAATAGTAATTGATGCTGTAAATGCAAAAGTAGTTCCAGAGTGCACTAATACTCCTGGAGGAACTTGCAAGCAGTGCTCACCATACGAGGAGAACTAATGACTGCTTTAGATAAGTTTGCTGGATGGGGTCTACACTTCTTAAAACCGAGTGGAGACCAGGTAATCCTTCCTTCCGATATAACTGACATTAGCTCAGAGAATCTAGGAGAGCTGTTTACACGACTTACTGCTTGGACAGATTACATTGCTTCTCAAAAAGTAATGGCAGAACTCGAAGAGCGTGCTGCTCTAAAAAAGAAAGACCTACTAGAGAACAGATTGATGTTTACTCGAATGGGAGCTCAAGTTAAAGGTGAAAGAGTAACTGCTGTAAAAGCAGAGATTGCCGTTAACGAGGAGATTATCGCTTTAGATAACGATTACGAAGAAAAGTACGCTTACCGTAAGTTAGTAGAGATGCTACTTAACAACCATGAACGAGACCTTTCTTTGGTAAGCCGTGAGATTACCAGACGTTCAAATGACCAACGCTCAATTCGTAAGGAGTACTTCAATGCCTGATGTAACATTTCGTTCAGATATGACCGTAACACTAATAGATTCGATGGGAAGTGATGCGAGTGTTGCGATGGCTGCTCGTGTATCAACTGGCGGCAATACTGGGGATATTGACCCTAGCAAAGATGCTGGGCTAATTAACTATTTAATGAGGGACCGTCACGG